CGGCAGAAGCTTTTGGACACAACATGGATTGTCATATTGAGAGTGTGAGAGTAACGGTAGATAGCAAACAAAACGAACAAGTAAATGTGCTTTTAAGAGGTGAAGATGACTTATAACGATAGTATAAAAAGATTGGTGGGTGAACAAAATAAGCTTGACAAGAACATCGAACGCTTGAAGACAGGCGAGAAATCGGGCAGTACAGACAGAGTCATTAGTGAACGAGAAGATGTGTTTGGGCAGCCATACGCGGCAATAGGACCGCATCTTGTGAATTATTACAACCAAATAGCAAATGGTGGTTTCGATATAGATCTTACAGGTTGGACAGTTGAGTCAAGCACAACGGCGGGCGTTCCAGACGCGACTTGTTCTATTCAAGATGTTACTGTACAAAAAGGCACCGGAGCACTGAAAGTTACATTTCCAGGAGTGTCGCTCGGACAATGGTTTGCAATTACGTCTGATTTCATTCAAGCAAAAGCAACGCCTTACAATTTTATGATATATGCACTTCCAGGATTGAGCCCCCATCCGTTCCAAGTCAAGATGGTAGCAACTGAATATGACGATGAGGATAATCCGATTACTTCTTATATCCAATTCGTTTCACTTGAAGAAATGTGGCAATATACAGTTCGCCAGTTTACACCTGAGGCAAATATCGTGAAAGTTAAGCTCAGCATTCTGATTGATATTGTTTCAGGGGGATTCGCAGGCGAAGTATCGTGCTATTTCGATTCAGCTGAATTGATAGACATTAGCGACATGGACTCTCCCCAGATGTATGTGGAAATGAATAAAATCAAAGTTCTCGCAGAAATGACGGAGTTAGACGGACACATAACAAGTCCGGACATATCTTATTTTCCAGGGGAAGATCTCATACCTCGAGCATTTCCTGACGGGAAGCTTGACGCAGGCTGGATACCCCAATTACCTCACTCCGGGTTGAGCGGACTGACCACCGGCAATCCTCACACGCAATATCCGCTCTACACGAATTGGGCGAGCTGGACGCCGACGTTCACAGGATTTTCAAGCGACCCGACTGACGTAGTGGCACGATATAGCATAATCGGAAAGGTGTGTTTTGTCTCAATCTTTATTGGTACAGCCGGGACATCAAATGCCAATACTTTTACAATTAGCGCACCAGTTACTGCCGCTTCGGTTAGTGGAATGGTTTGGTACAACAGTCTTGGGTATTATGTGGATGGGGGGGTCATTACCAGAGGAGGCGGAGTTGTCACAATAAGTAAGGGGACAGGCACTCTTAGTCTGCAAACTATAAGTGGAACAACAGGATGGACTACGTCTGGACTCAAACGGGCAATGTTCCAATTAATTTACGAGGTAGCATGACCTATCCCTTCGGCATTGACGTAAGCTCATACCAAGCGAACAAGGAAGGCACTTTGCGCGTCAATTTCGACACGATGATGAGTGCCAGTAACCCACCGACATTCATCGGCATACGATCAGGTCAGGGATTGACCTATAAGGATCCTCAGTATGCTTATCATTGGGCAAAAGCAGGTGAGAATTCCTTACCGAAAATCGCCTATCATGTGTTGGAATTCGGCTCTGATGGCAAATCGCAAGCTGAAATGTTCTTCGCAAGGGTGAAAGCGCATGGCTTTACTCAGTATGATCGATTGTGTTTGGATCTCGAAGTTGCATGGTCGTTCACGCCTAATCAAATAACACTATGTACTCTCAAGGCAATCAATCGCCTGGCGGAACTCACGGGACGTTTTCCGCTGTGTTACTCCCGGGCAAGTTGGATGGACCAACATCTGATTATGTCGATGATCCCAAAGGTTGATTGGTGGTTGGCTCAGTATAAATATGCGCTGCCCTGGCCATTGTTCACTACTGAGTTCAACTCTGCTTTAATGAAGATTCCAATCGGTGTGGAGCGAAGTCAGATCAAGATTCACCAAACCGCTGAAAAAGGCAATGGCGGACAGTACGGGGCGGTCTCTCACTACATTGACTACGATCGCTTTCTTGGAGTGAATTTATTGGATTGGTTTGGCCTGGGTGAAGAAGAGCCTGATCCAGAGCCGCCTATTATTGTTGATCCTACAAATCCACTCTACCAGGTACGTGTTACCGAATGGGCGACCCCTCACGTGAATGTGAGAAGTGAACCGCGCGTAGCTGCTTCGACAGACATTGGCGACGCGAAGCCGGGTGAAACGCTTCAGATCCTCGAAGAGCGCGATGTGGAGCAAGTCCTGTGGTTACGATCCGACCGAGGATGGTTGATGGCGAAGTACACGGTGCGTGTGCCTGAGACCGTTCCAGGCTTATTGACCGTGACCGGGTACAGCCAAAATGATGCGCGTTGGAAGAATGACCTGCTGGGTTATTCGTACACCACGATCGAAAACTACGGCTGCCTGATCTCGAAGGTCGCAGATTACATGACCTTTCTTGGGCACCCGGAAACACCAGGCACGCTCAATCAAAGGCTGATTGCGAATGGAGGCTATGCCGGCAATAATTACTACTGGAACATGCCCAAAATTCTGTATGGCGATGTGCTCAAAACCGAGGATCAATCATTCACTGGCGGCGTTGGATTTGAAAGCGCGGTCGATGTAATCCTTGACAGTGGCAGGCCTGTTTTGGCAATGGTCGATTACATCCCGGCGACCAGTGCTTTTGATCAGCATTGGGTGCTGGTGATTGGCAAGCGAGACGGGGTTTATTACCTTTCGGATCCGTGGGACGGAACGACACAAGCGTTACACGCGAAGTATAAGAAGATATTCCGGATCGTTGCATACAAAAGACAATAGAAACGAGGGATTATGACAGCAGCCCAAAGCGGGGCAGTTACGACCGTGCGCATTGATTATTCTGGCGGAAATACGGAGCATTTGCTCTTCCTGGCGTCCGATCTGCATGTGGATTCGGTGGCATGCAATCGGGAGGTGCTGCTTGGGGATCTTGCCGAGGCAAGCAGCCGGGGGGCGATGATCTTCCTGTTTGGGGACACGTTCGACGCGATGCAAGGCAGGTTTGATCCGCGCAGGTCGTTGGATGAGCTCAGACCGGAGTATCGGCGTAACGATTACTATGATTTCGTGGTAAAAGATGTGGCGCGCATACTGAGTCCGTTTGCGAAGAACATCGTGCTGATCAGCGATGGCAATCATGAAACCTCAACGTTGAAAAACTCCAATATTTCGCTCACTGACCGGCTGATCTGGACCCTGAACACGCAATACGGCGGAAACGTGATGCATGGCGGATACGGCGGCTGGGTGCGGTTCATGCTGGAAGGGGCATCTGGCGGACGCGGATCCGTGAAGATGAAGTACTTCCACGGGGCGGGCAGTGACGCGCCGGTGACCAGGGGCGTGATCCAGACGAGCCGACAGGCGGTATTTCTGAACGGGGCGGACATCGTGGTGAACGGACATAATCATCATAGCTATTATGTGCCAATTGTGCAGGAAAGCGTGAGCGCGGCTGGCAAGGTGGTGTTCAGCACACAGCACCACGTGCGGACGCCTGGTTACAAGAACGAATACAATGACGGGACGTCCGGCTGGGCGGTGGAAAAGGGCATGGTCCCAAAACCGTTGGGCGGCGCTTTTGTGAGCTTGAGAGTGAAACAGAACGGTAAGGCGAAGACTGTCGGCTGCCAGATCGGGGTGCAGCCGGTGGTACACGATCCGATGGTGATATAACTTAGCATAATTGCGGAGTTATTGCGATGGGCAGACGGTTTATTGCAGACAGGATGAAGAAAGCAAAAGTGTCATTCTCTGAGATGTGGCCAGCGCCGCACATCGGCAAGTACTGGAAACGCCAAGTCAGCAAGGCGAGGCGGCGTGCCTGGAAACAAAACGGCATCGAAGGTAAACCGATCAACAAGTATGAAAGTTATTGCAACTGGAAAGGCTGGTAATGTTTCGGTTACGCTTATATCATGTCAAAAATAAGCGCAAAAGTTACTATGACGGCACAGTCATGTATTAATTCTGGCGATTATCGAACACGATCTCAACTATAGGTACGAATAATCCTCACTTTCGTACGTAATCTGGGGAGTGGCACTCCGCTTGTTTGCGTAGGTTTAACCTAATGTGCAGTTCAAATCTGCAATTGATTTGCAGATTGGTGTCGTTTATATGCACAATTAACCTACACAAGTTAATTACACATACAGTCTACACCAATGCGCATTCAATACGCATAATTCGTTGGATAAACGTGAGCCTGAGCACATTATTCGTTGGATAATTGTGTGGTTTGGCGCGGTTTTATTATGAAGTTTGGCATTTATCAACTTACCGCTCGAAGTGCTTACAAGCGGTAAGCAGTTGACTACAGAACGTAGGCAACTTAGACCGATTTGTCACGGTTTCGATTATGGTCGATGGCATAACAATTTTGGTATATTCATCGACTATAGCCGAGTACTAATCATGATTATTATAAACATGACAGGTTATACTCTTGCAGTTTATTCAGGATAATTCGTTATTTTGTCTATTTACGTTTATCTACGTGATAGACTCTTGTGGTTTTTCGTGAGAGACTCTTGCGGTATAATCAAAACAACAGAACCAGCCACGCGAGGCAACCCAGCAAGGAGTGATCGTCTGATGCTGGAGGAAGGCAACTCTGTAGGCATACAGGAAACAGTCAGCGTACCCTGGCAGGTCATTTATTTAATTGCAGTCTAATAGGAAAAATCCCATTTTTGTCGTTACACCTGCAATTCTCGGAGCGCGAGTCCGAAGTTTACAACACTTTCCCACAATCATTCTCCAGCCCAAAAAGTGACTCAAATTCAATGCTTCCCCCTCATACTGAGTAAATACCTATATCACCCTAAAATAATCTTTCTTGCGTCGACATTTCAAATTTATCTACTCGATAATCAATATGCCTTGCGTTTTTCTTACTATTACAGCTAATACACAATGGCTGAATATTATCAATACTTCCTCTTCCGCCAAGTTTGACTGGTATTATGTGATCAACAGTTAACCTAACGTCGCTTTTGCCACAACACAAACATTTATTGCCATAATAATTACACAATTCTACCCATTCTTGTCTCGTAAAACTCCCCCCTGACGATCGTTTTGCGCTACGTCTGCGTTGTTCTTTTTCGGAATGCTCTCTAAGATGGCTTTGTAAATACTTGCTTAATGATGCACTTACACTTTCTGGGTGGCCTGTTCTCCAGTCCTTCATATATTCTCTTCTCTTATCAGCATTGACAAGATACAGCTCTCTTTTTCGTGAGTTTATTTCTTCCTTATGAGCTCTGTAATATTCACGTCTTGATTGATTAAGAGCCTCTCGACGTGGTTCTCTCCATTCTTTTTTGTACTTGCTAATCACTTCCCGATTTAGTTTATAGGTCTCTCTTCTATGGAGACGTACTGACTCAATATTTTCTATTCTCCAGTTTCTTGTTTTTTCTGCGTGATATTCTGGATGCGACTTTCGCCACTTTTCGTGGTAGGCTTTACTTTCTTCTTTATGGCTACAATAATACAAACTATTTCTTTTGTTTATTTTCTCCTTGTTTTTATTGTAAAACTCATGAGAGTAATTATTAACACACTCTTTGCAATGAGACTTTAAACGCCCCCCTTTTTCCCTTTCAGAATAATCAGAAACGCTTTTTACAACCCCACATTTTGTACACTTTTTAGTTTCCATGTTCCACCATAATATAGAGCCGTCAATTACCAAGATAGTGTTTTGCTTAGGAACACAGGGTAACTAACGGCTCTATATCCACTATCATACTGTATTCCTAAGCATGATAATTATACCGCTTTTTTACATGTTATCAACTGGGCCAGCTCTAATATGTGCTAAACGCAAATCCTCACCCGTTTGAGCAAGATATCTTTGAACAACCGATAAATTACTATGCCCTAAAAGCTTACTGATAGACAGTATATCCATTCCAGAACGCAAACAGGCCAACGCAAATGCGCGCCGAAAACTATGCAGACTCGGTTGTTCGACTTTTGCCAACTTCGAGCGTCGTTTCAATATCATTACCAATCCCCAATAGGTAAGGCGCGTTCTCTCATTCGTGACCCATAGTGCATACTCAGTATCATTGCGAAATTTGAGATACGATCTTACGGCTTTACGTGTTCTTTTACCGATCACAACCATCCTGGGTTTACCACCTTTTCCATGGAGGATGTTCACGTCACCAAGAATCGGGTCCACATCATCAATATCCAAGGCGGTAAGTTCGCTTGCCCGAATGCCCGTGTCGAGCAGGAATAGAAACATCGCGTAGTCTCTCGCGCCATAGAACTCAGTAAGGTTGCAGGTTTTGAGTAGCTTCTTGACAGTCGTAAATTCGACAGGTTCCAACGGCGCCAGGGCAATTTTCGGCGGCTTCACGTTCCTAATAGGATTCGACCATTCAATATCCGTTTCCTTCTCATACCAATATAGAAACGCGCGCAAACAACGAAATGCCGCATGGACCCCACCTGGATTATGGCTCATACTGAGTGAGATCATGAAGTCACGAATGTAAGACGATGTAATCTGACTGATACGTGTGATTCCATGCGCCCCCGCGTACTCAGTAAATAGCTTCAGCTTCCAAGTGTAAAAATGAAGTGTACCTTGGGCTAAGTCCTGGGATTTACGATCCAACATGAAAGAATCGATCCATCGATTCAGATTGTCAGAACCTGCTGATTTTTGCCGAATCCACTGGTCTTGTTGAGCGTTCTTCATTGGTAAACACCACCAAACGAACACTTCAACGAGAGAAAAACAACTACTATGGCGAGGCTGGGATTTGAACCCAGAACCATTGGCTTATGAGTCCACGTGGCTATTTTGATGTGTTTTATCATCTGTTTACTCGTTGAGTTAATCGTTTTCACATCAAATAATCGCCTATAGTCCATTGGTCTTACTGAGCTTCAAACCACTTACTCAGTACCCAGCCGGGCAGTTTCAGCTTTGGTGAATACAGGTAACAGACTTCCGCAGTCATGTTAGGCTCTGTAAGAGTTTCACATCTTAGTTTGAAGTGACCATCTGGGAGTCGTAATTCATCATCGATATCCAGCGTGCCAATTGTTTTACTCTCAAAGTCCGCTTCAAAATAAAGCCCCGTTGATTTTGTGACTATCCACGTTGGGACTTTTGGCGTAGGAGTGGCAGTTGTCATATTTGCAGACGTACAAGCCGTAAGAATTATGACAAGTAAAAGAACGATTATTCCCAATTTCATCTTATAGCCTTTCGATAATCAGTACAACGATTACAGCGAAAAGTAGATACCACCAATACCATGGCGATTTTATCCAACGTAACCAGTTTCTAAAACGGATCATGGCTTACTTTTCCGAAAGTGACATTTTGTTAATCTAAATTTCCGCTTTTGACCTCTTGCTAATTATACGTCTCTCAGTATAATAGAACTTACGTTCTAACAATGGCTAATATGGAACGCTAACAGGCCAATAGAGACCTCCGATAATGCACATTCATACTGAGACCCGAAACACCCAAGGAGGGGAATATGATAATTTTTAGAAAAGAAAACCGCACGGCAATTTGTTTTCATCTGTTTTGGTGGGAAATAACGATTGTGATCAAGAAGAGGCTTTAGGTCTTTTCAATAAGACTTCGGCGTAGAAAAGTAAATCCGCGCGTTTCTCAGTATCCATTTGGTCGAACAGGTAGATTAATTGTTGATGCTGTTCGGTACGCGGCGGAACGGGAGGTAAAAAGCCCGCTACTCGAAACGCTACTTCCGGGGGAATGCCCAGGGCTTCAGCGATGGCGCGCAAGGAGATTTCGCTGACTCCACGCTGGCCAGATAACAGGCGCGTAATCTGAGGAGCGGAGATACCTGACTTTCGTGCCAAGTCAGCAGCACTCATTCCTTTTTCGTCCATCCGTTCTTGCAGCCATTCAGGCAATATCTTTTCCATAAGACAACTAAAAGTTACCATTTTTCAAAACTCCTTAGGGTATTTCTAAATTGCCCCTTGACAATTCCTAAACTGCGTCTATAATTGTCATCAGGTATCCAAACAATGACTAACAACAAGTGAGGCTCAATGTCCAAAACAACCTACATGATCCAAATGAACGATCTCGATGCGGCGGAGATGCTGCGGGAGCTGGCCAAGGAAGACATCAGGTCTTTCGGGTCGGAGACCGCGTGGCTGATCCGCCAAGAACATGCCCGTAGATTCGCCTTTGACAATACTGAGAATACTGCATCGGCGAACGGTGAAAAGCAGTTTGCGCCCAAAGCGCAATGAGCTTGCGGCACAAACGCAAAATGACGAGTCCCAACGAGGTAAACAGAGCGAAGCCGAATGGCTACATCTGCAGTCAATATGTGGACAAAACGAGCTTTTATCTCGATGAGGCGCTGGTGGATTTGGAGACAGTGGTGAACGCGACGCTCAGTATGGTGGATGTTTACCGACTGGTTGGGCGCGCGATTGGAAAGCTGCACCGCGCGGATGACTCCAATGAGACAGTCAGAGAAATTTATTCACGAAGAGGACAGCAATGATGGACGGTTTTACTCAGATCGAGGCAAGAAACGACGAACTTGACCGTTGGCGCATTGGCGATGCAATTGCCGCCGCTACAACCTGGGAAGAGGTCGTCGAAATCCAAGCAGGTTGTGAGCATCGTTACCATCGCATGAGCCATGAGTGTTGGATTTGTGGACACATTCAGACCATCGAAGAACTTGAAGCAGACTCAATACCATTCTAAAGGAGCAACAATGACCTACGCAATAGCATTTTTCTTAATGACCCTCGCAATCGGCAGCCCATTTGTGCTGGCAAGCTGGATTGAAGAAAAACTTGGGGAGCGTGGACGATGACCGACGAGGCGTTAGTGTTTAGCTTGACAGTACAAATGGTCGGAGCATTCTTCATGTTCTTGGTGATGATCTGTGGCGCGATAGAAGAGAAGGAGCGGAACCTATGACTCAATTCCCCGACATTTACACCCGCTGTATCAAGCTTAACGGTTCGATCGACCTGGAACGTCTACGGAGGCTCTCGCGCGAAATGCAGGAAGCTTACGAGACATCCCAGCAAAGCAAGGGCGTGCTCAAAACGGCACTGCAGGACATTTTCTACAAAGCCGATCAGCTTGACAAAGCCACTGGCAAGGTTCGCGACGGCATGTGGGCGGCCATGCGAGCGATGAAAGCAATTGAAGAGGCATCACAAATCGAAACTGGAGGAACTATCGAGCTACAACAATTAGCACTATCGAACCAAGTCACAACTGGAAGATTATGACAAAACAAAATGCCAACCGTCACATGGCTGGCACCTCAAATATCAAACTAACTTAACTCATTCTATCACAATCGAAAGGAAATACAAATGGATAACAATCAAGCATTAAACGACCCCTACGACGAGGCAATCAACGCAAAAGCGCGCGACTTCGAGGTGTTCGGGCAGGTCAGGGTAGACGCGCATTATCTTTTCTTCCCTGGCAACAAACAAAAGCCGGTCGTGTTCGACCCAGCAGTTCATCCGCAAGACAAACGCGCACTCGAAGTTGAATTGCGCCTGATCCCGATCGCGGAACAGAACATCAACTGGGACGAATATCAGAAGATGCTGGCTTTCCCCGCAGATTGGACAAAAATTGTTTTGCCTTCGATCAAGGCCATTGGAATTGATGATCTTCGAGCGCTCAATAACAAGTGGGTTCGTGTCGCAAAGGTACCAGGCAACCGCAAACGCCTTGACAAGAATACCCAGGAAGAAACCGGCGAGTTCTGGACCACCTATAAGTTCATGGAGCTCTACCCGAGTGAAGACGCGTGCAAGGCTGCTTTTGGCGGTCACACCCCCTCCGATACTGAGGACAAGCCTGTCCCTCAGAGCAACAATGAAACCAAGGCTGCAGCGCTGACTTTCCTGAAGGTATTTGTAAGCCAGGCTGCGAAGCATCTGACCGACCGTGCCGAGATTGAAAAACAGGTCGCAGCAGACATTGCCAACAATTCCCTGATTTCACCCCTTTTCACTGTTCAATCGCCTGAAGTACAAGCGGCCATCAACGAAGCGCTTCTCAAATATGCAGAAATTCCGTTCTAAATCAAGCGTCGCTTAAGTCTCAACAATTCACCTCATGCCGGGAGGCAGCGGGTATAGGAGGTTTTTAGATGGGATTACTCAGTGTGATTGTGGATAGCCGTGAACCTGCGTGGGCAAAACAGCTCAAGTTTGGGGGTGTACCTGTTGTAGTTCAAACGCTCGAAGTTGGCGATTACTGGGTAGCCACTGATGATGCAAAGATTTTGATCATCGAGCGCAAAACTCCTGATGATTTCATCGGCTCGATCATGGATCAGAGGATATTTCACCAGGTCGCTCACATGCAAGCCATGCGAGAAGAAGGATATTGGCCTTACGTAATGATCACCGGCCCCATTCAACGAAATTCTGATGGTTCTGTGTTTACCACACTGGATCGCAAGTTTCGTTGGAACGCCTTGCAAGGAGCAAAGCTCAGTATACAGGAACTGGGCGTGCCAATTATTGAGTGCGCCAGCGACAATGATTTTGAAGACGCAGTCATGCGACTGGCAGAACGCTCTCGCACAGACACGGTCCTCATTCAACCCGTTCGCAAACCAACCTTTTTAGGTGGTGAAGCCACACTGCTGTGTGCGTTGCCTGGTATTGGAGTTGACACGGTTGGCAAGGTGCTTGATTACTGTGGATCCGCGGCATACGCACTTTCAGAGTTTTCATACCTGGGATCCAAACTCAAGATACCTGGCATTGGTCCAGGCATGAAAAACAATATCCGCTGGGCACTCGGTTTGACAGATGATGATGTGCTGGTTGTGGCGGACAAATCAATTTATGACCAAGAAGGAGTAAAGAATGACTAATGAATTAGTTCTATCGAATAATCGAGAATTGACCCCCGCAGTGTGGGGCATGTTGAAAGAAATCGCGCCGGTGATGCACGTGAGCCGCCTATTTGGAATGAGTTCTCCAGAGCAAGCCACAGCCATCATGTTGAAAGGCTATGAATTGGGGCTCTCAGTAACCGCAAGCTTCGAGTTTGTGCACGTGATCGAGGGGAAACCCACGCTAAGCCCAAGGGGCGCGCTGGCTATCTTGATGGCAAAAGGCGTGCTCGATGACTTCAAACTGACCGACATTATGAAGGATGGAAAGCTATTTGGAGTGCGATGTTACATGAAGCGCGGAAACATCGAATACACGGTTGAGTTCACGCGCGATGATGCTGAAAAGGCGGGGTTATTGGAAGGATCCCCAACGGCAAACGGCAAGCGCGGCAAGGGCAATTACGAGAAGTACGAACGTCAAATGTACACCTGGCGCTCGGTTGGCTATTGCGCCGACATTGTGGCTCCAGATTTGACCGGTGGATTGTCCACGTACATGAAAATGCCAGAGGTATTTAAGACAGTTGAAGTTGATGACAATGGCGATTTTGTGAAGCCTGGAGTGACAGTTATTGACGCGCCCAAGATGCCAGTGATCACGCTTAACGATCTGATTGCGAAGTTTCCGGCGGAAGCGATCATGGAAGCGAACGACGGGAAAATCCCGAGTACGGATACTGAGATCGAGAAGGTCGCAGCGAAGTTGGTGGTGAGTGACAAATAATTGTGGGGTCTACAAAATCACCAATACAGTCACGGGTGATTTTTATATTGGAAGTTCGGTTGATATTTGTAGGCGATTTAAGCAACATCGTAATCGTTTGATTAAAGACTCCCATGAAAACGCACACCTGCAGCGGTCTTGGAATAAACACGGAGAGACTTGTTTTGAGTTTTCAATATGCGAACATTGCGAACAAGAACAGCTAATTATGAGAGAGCAATTTTATATTGATAACGAAAAGCCTACCTATAACATTTTTCCCTCAGCTTCGGGATTTTATTTAGGGTTCAAACATTCCGAAGAATCTAAACGGCGTATTTCAGAAGCGCAAATGGGTGAGCGCAACCCCAATTTTGGGAAACATATGTCCGAGGAACAAAAGCGAAAAATCTCTGAAAGAATGAGTGGTGAGCGTCACCATAGTTATGGAAAGCGAAAGAACCCGCCCAAGCCAAAGAGAACATCGAAATATTGTCATTCTGAGGAAACCAGACTCAAGATGTCCGTGACACATACAGGTTGTCATCTTTCCGAGGAAACTAGAAAGCGAATGTCTGAAGCAAAATCAGGTGAGAGGCATCCCATGTTTGGCAAAAAGCATTCAGAGGAATCTATCCGAAAGATGAGTGAGGCAAAGATTGGTAAGCCAAACGGACGGCTTGGAGCACACATTTTAGACAGTTTAGCTGTGAAGGCAGACGCATGACAAAACATTTCGGGTTTCCCACACAAATCAGACACGAATACGGTGCATTGGTGCTGCTCAGCCCATATAACGCCAACCTGGTCAACTCGGTGAAGACACTCCCGATGGCTGACCGCAAGTGGGATGCCAACCGCAAAGTATGGCTTGTGGATCCGAAACATATAGATCAGCTAATTTCCTGGGTTGACGCGTACACCGGTGAAAAGGTTCCCTCTCCTTTACCTCTCACCGGTGTCGCGTCTGGCGGTAAAGTTACCCAGGTGTTGACACTCAAATACTTGGGTGGTTGCAAAGTGAGAGAAGACGGCTCCAAGAGTGCGTTTGGTTTGGTTGATGGTGAGTGGAAAGTCATATTTTCAGAGGCGGTTTTGCAATTGTGGTTTGAGGGAATAGAGCCAGACGAGAGCTCAGTATCTGTGAAAACAAGGGTGGGTACATATTACTCCATTTTAGGGGTGAAGAAGACCGCCACTGCCGATGAACTCAAAACCGCTTTTCGCAGAATGGCGCTGCAATGGCACCCAGATCACTGTAAAGAGGTTGACGCGGCTGAAATGTTTATCAAGGTCAAGCAAGCGTTTGACTTGTTGAGTGATTCTGGGAAACGCGCTCGATATGACATGGGATTGGAGCTCCAGACCGAATTTGACCGGAAAGAGCGCGCAAGTCAATTGCGGGAGCGCAGGAACACGTTGGTCGTGCAAAGCGCTTACCGCGCCCCCCTGCGCTGTGGGATCCTGCTGGTGGAAGGCCTGTTGAAGCTGGGTCGAATTGAAGTGACGAAGATCCACGGCTGGCAGGACATTGTTGACGCTGAAGGTAAAACCCTCATATCAAGTTGGCCAAAAGGCGCGACTGAATTAGTTGAAGAGTGGATTTGAAACTATGAATAACCAAATAAAAAAGGAGATAACACAATGAGCGAAACGTGGACGGCGATGAGGCACGCGGCGACGGAGCAGTTTGGGGCGGCGTATCAAAGCAATTTATTTGCGGGAGGTTTTTGATGGGTAAAAAAGAGTTGAAACGGAATTTTAAATTGTACAAAACCTTAGCTGAAAGAGCAACGGTGGATTGCATTCGATTAGTCACGCATCTTATGGAGTATCGTAAGCGCGCTAACTTTGCAGAAACTTTTATTGAGCGGCTGATTGAGGCGGGTTCAGCTATACGGCATAGCCTTCTATGGTCGCATGACAACGTGATAATCTGGGACGCTCTCGTTGCCGAGTGTAAGGAGCAGGGGGAGCGCCACAATACAGACCGTACTTATTTGGATGTCGAAATCAGTACGGTTGTAAAAACCTCACCAGATAATAACAAACTAGATTCAGGAACCCTTGAATACTCGGCTAGGTGGATTGAAAATAGTCTGGTTGGGGAAACAAACGAGAGGGTCGTTGAATTTGGTAAAAACATGGCAATGTCTATTCGGGCGGCGAGGTCTTCCAATATTGACGATACGTGTCCTAACTGCGACGGAGCTGGAGAGCTAGCAGGCGATTACTTTGCAGAGGACGGAATAATAACTTGTGGTAGATGCAACGGAAAGGGGACAATATGATACTAGAGATAACAATGGCGACCAGAACGGATGGAATAAATGAGTGAAGGCAGCCTGAAAGAATTGTACGATGTCTGTGATGGCAAATTTGATATTCCGTTTGGAGAAGATACGTTTTCAGTTAGCATGATTTTACGTGAAGCCCTCAAAGCGGCGGTTGAAACATCTAGTCTACTTTACGTTTATCGAAAAGACGGAATGTATCGCCTGACCCCACAATTTCCAGACGGATGGAAAACAACTGGAGTTGCACGTGTCTACCCTGGCGGAAGAACTGAATTGAGACGTGCACCTCAGTATGCCGTCGTCGCCGAATATCGCGCAACCAAAAAGGAGAGTGTGGAGTGAGTGAAATTAGCCCAAAGGCTGTGAGTCTAATCGGTAAGGTAGACCAGTACGTTGGCGATGCCACTTCTGCGCAAGGTTACGTTGTTGCGCTTGGCAATCTTGAGGGTTACATCGCCTCGCTCGAATCCGAACTCGCCTCCCTGCAATCGCGGCTGGCGGCGTACGAGGAGGGGTATGACTGACGTATCATCGACTATCATCGTTGGCGAGTGTACATTGAGTCCGTATCTTGACGTAATCCAGGTGAGCATACACGGGCAACAAGCGTGGTGGCTGACTAAGGCGCAATTTACCGACTTGATGCAGGCTGGACAGGTGCTGATCGAACGCGCGGCAAAGGTGGAGGTGGACGAATGAGTGACAAACAACCCATCAAGGCAATCGCGGTGATCATCGACGTGAAGGACTTCCCCAAAAATTGTACTGTGTGCGTATTCCAGGCAAAGTCGCAGTGCATTCCCCAGGGCGAACATTCGACCATTTCTTACTCAGTAAGACCGAAGGGATGCCCGCTTATGACCATCGAGGCGTTTAAGGTGATGATCAAATGATTCTCCCCGATCCCGCGCCCAAAAGTCAACGATGCAAGGAAGGTGAACGGCTTCACATATCTTTCCTACATACTCACGAATGGGAAATTTCCCAGAGGTACTTTGCACACGTACATTCATGCTCAGTATGTCAAAGGGCACGCATAAAAGAACATAAGGAGAAATCATCATGGAAACAACATTAGTTGCAGGCTCTATATCATCAATCACCCAGGTATCAGGTAAGTCGCTTGCCCTGGCATTTATGGACGTTGAGACGGTCGTCTTAATTGATACCAGCGGATCAATGGGTGCAATGGATTCGAGGGGCGGACAATCACGCTATAACATCGCCTGTGAGGAACTCAGTAAGTTACAAGGCAATAATCCTGGCAAAATTCTCGTAATTTCCTTCTCCGACGAGGTACAAGTATGCTTAAATGGTATTCCCTACAACTTCATGGGTGGCACAATAGTGGGTCGTGCACTACAGTATGCGAAACAATACGATCTGCCAGGCATGAACATTATTTTGATCTCAGATGGCGAGCCCATGGATGAATCAAACGCCCTACATGTGGCGAAAACCTACCAAAACCCGATCAGCACCATCTATGTTGGTCCTCCCGACGAGCTCAGAGGCCGTGAATTCCTTGAAAAACTTGCCGCTGCCACTGGTGGAAAAACTGTCACAGCTGATAGAGCGAAAGAATTAGCATCGAGTATTACAACATTATTGCTCAAGGGGTAACCAAACCTCAGTATAGGAGTGCCGTTCATGGCATATGTAATCAAATCATACGCAGACGCGCTGATACTCAAACCCCGTATCGGTTACCTGGTCGACAAAGTCCTGCAGGCGGGCTCAGTATCCATATGGTATGGCTATCCGGGCAGCCTTAAATCCAACCTGGTCATGGACATGGCCATGGCGATCGCGATGGGGAAACCGTGGCTGCCAAGCATGCCGCCGGACAAATCGAGCACCGGACAAAACACGGTTCAAACACCCGTGATCTGGATCGATATTGACAATGGCGAAGATGTGGTTGAGGAACGCATGAGAGCTTTCGGCTCAGTATATGGAGCGGACGCTTCGACGCCGTTTTTCTACATGCCTTACCCCGACATCCGGGCAATCAGTGGTAAGTACATGACAGATCTGACAAGCTTTATTGCAAGCACAGGCCTGGTGAGACCACTAATTGTTTTGGATACCTTACTCCGAGCTGCAAGAGTCAAAGACGAAAACTCCAGTGAAATGGACACAGTCATGTACAACATCCGAAAACTTGCGGAGGATCTGAAGGCGACGCTGGCCTTGATCAGCCACTCCAATAAGGTCAATGCCGGTCGGGCTGGGAACTCCTTGCGCGGGCATTCGTCCATCGAGGGCGGGGTTGACTCAGTGTTCAGAGTGAGCAGGGATGGCAATTCGGACATCATCGAAGTAACCAACGAGAAGGCGCGTCGGAAACCAGTTGATGCATTCGCAGCGCGTTGGACCTATGACTCTGATCCGGTAAGCGATGAACTCATTCAAGCGCGATTTTACAGAGCCACAGCCGTGAAGGTGAACAAGCAGCAACAAGCAACCAACGCAATCATGGCCAACATTCGTGATCTCCTGATTGCTGAAGGTAAGATGAATAAGTCAGAGTTGTATAGTCGGATCAGAGGCAACAGGCCAAACTTTGAAAATGCTCTATCTCAAGCCGTCAAAGACGGACATATCATTGAAATACCTGGATTGTTTCACAATTCTAAGGTTTACGATGCCCAATAAATTGTCACTTTACCCGTTTACCCAACTTTACCCAAGAACTGTTTTGAAACAGGTAAACCACTTTAACCGTTTACCCCTACCTTTTAAAGGGGGGTAAATGGGTAAACCGACTGCAACGAGGACATTATGAACATCCCCTATGAAACTGCAATGCGCTGGATTGATGCCGGTTTCCCCGTTTTACCAATCGCTTTTATGTCAAAAAAAGCGATGGTGGATTGGAAGGAATTTCAGACCAGATTGCCCTCCTATACTGAGCTCTCACAATGGTTTTATTCAAGCATCATGAACCTGGGCTTGATTGTGGGCAATGGCCTGGTAGTGATTGACTTTGATATTATGGCAGTGTTTGAACATTGGGTCAAAGGATTTGAAGCGCAATTTCCGCAAGGCACTTACATGGTCGAGACACGACGCGGGATACACGTTTATGTGCATACTGAGCTCCCAGCTAAGAACTACCACAACCCGATGCTGGACATCAAGGCGGAGCGCGGGTACGTTCTGATCCCACCGAGTGTGCACCCGAGCGGGTTTGAGTATCGGGTTTGGCAGGACAAGCCGATATTGAGAGTGAAGCAACTGACCGACGTGTTGGGTGAGGAGTATATGCCGGCGGTGGAGTGTGTGGAGAGGGTTGCACGACCTCAGTATGTACAGAGCAACGATCCCTGGGAAGACGCGTTCACAACCAGTGACACGCGGTCAGTACAGGAAATCCGCGCGCGGGTTTCAATTCTGGACCTTATTGAAGCCGAATCATCCGACCGGTCCGGGCGTTGGTATGTTGCAAAATGTCCCTTTCATTCTGACGAAAATGAAAGTTTCTGGATCGACCTACAGAAGCAAATGTGTGGGTGTTTCAAAGGTTGTAACGCAGTTCCTATGGATGTAATAAATTTGTATTCAAAGTTAAATCATTTGAGCAATGAGGATGCAATTAGAGAATTGAGTAAACGATGAGTGATTGTGGTGTTTATAAAATAACTAATGTGGTTACTGGCGATTTCTATATTGGCAGCTCAGCTTACCTTCGTAAACGCTATGGTTGGCATAAACGGGAATTGAATATAAATTGCCACAGCAACAAGAATTTACAAAATGACTGGACCAAATATGGAGGAGATTCTTTTGAGTTTTCAGTGGTCGAGTACTGTGAAAAAGAGAGATTGATTGAACGTGAGCAAGCTCATATCGATATTGAGAGGCCTGTTTACAACATATGCCCAACTGCAGGAAATCGTTTGGGTGCCAAACATTCTGAAGAAGCCAGGAAGCGAATGTCTGAATCAAAAACAGGTGAACTCAATCCTATGTTTGGTAAAGAGCATTCTGAAGAAACAAAACAAAGGATGTCTGCATCGAAAACAGGCGAGCGAAACGGGTTTTTCGGGAGGCAACACTCGGAAGAGACTAAGCGCAAGATAGGCGCACGTTTTCATAAAGAAGATACTAATAATCACCTGAGCAATCAGGAAGCGATCAGAGAAATGGCGAAAGGATAACTATGGCGGATAGCGAAATCGTATGTCAGAAATGCGGATACAAATTTGGTGAGATGGTTCAGGTTGGTGATTGTTCCTGGGCAAACATTGGCGGTGTTTTGACGAATTACCATCATGGAGTGTGCGCCGTATGTGGTCAGGAATTCTACTGGTCGATATCCGGGCAACAATTATCGCGATTAGTGAAGCGTACGTTAGAGCAGAGGAAGAAGTATCAAAATTAGATTCTTTGTGCTATAATTTGATTACGACGACAAACGAATAACTCGGTTGATCAGGACTCCGCCCTGTGATGGTCATAATTACTGACCCTCATGGGGTGTTTTTAATTTAATTGGTTTTTGCGGAGGAATGTGGCTCTTACACTGATATTACTTACAGATATCCATGGCGGACGGGAAGTGTTGTGGACCTGGAGCCGGATGCTTGAAAAGACGCGCCTGATCTGGCAAAGAACTTAGGAGGACATTTGGCAATACAAAGAGACGAAAAAGGCCGCTGGCTGAAGGGTCAAGGAAGCGCGAACCCGGGCGGTAGGGTTGCCAGTGGGAACATCCGCAAGATGATCGACGCGGTGATCTGCGATGATGACTGGCGCAAGATCATCAAGATACTTTTCGACAAGGCAATGAATGGTGATTTGAAAGCCATTGAAATATTGCTTGATCGTCGATTTGGCAAACCTACGCAGCCGATATCCGGCGATGAGGATAGTGATGTTATTCGGGTCGTGTGGAAAAACCTAAGCAATGAGTGATAAACATATCGAATTAGATCTAACCATGGTCAATGAGGTTTATCGACCTTACTTGACTGATTACGCGCGGACGCAGATTTTGTTTGGTGGATCTTCGTCTGGAAAATCAGTGTTCTTAGCTCAACGTGTCGTAGCGGACGTGCTGGGTGGAAAACGTAACTATCTGATTCTTCGCCAGGTTGGCCGGACATTGCGCGGATCTGTCTATACTGAGATCGGGAAGGTGATTATCCGCTGGGGGCTGCAGGGATATTTCAATGTGAACAAATCCGACATGATGATCACATGTATGAACGGATATCAGATCATCTTTGGTGGCTTGGATGACGTGGAAAAGTTGAAATCACTCACACCGCAAAAAGGTGTGATCACGGACATCTGGGTTGAAGAAGCCACGGAGACCGAGCGAGATACGATCAAGCAGCTGTACAAGCGTCAACGCGGCGGTGATCCGACAATTCCCAAGCGTCTCATACTGAGTTTCAACCCGATTATCCAGAGCCATTGGATTTATGAGGAGTATTTCAGCACGATCGGCTGGTCTGAAGAGCAGACAGAATATCACTCAAGCGAACTCAGTATCCTGAAGACGACATACAAAGACAATCGTTTCCTTACGCCCGAGGATGTGTACGACCTCGAGAACGAACGTGATCCATATTATCGAGATGTTTACACGTTGGGCAAATGGGGCGTCTTAGGCAATGTGATCTTCACCAACTGGATCATAGCGAACCTGAACGACCCCGCGGATCCGTATTACTTGCCCGAAGCGCAAAGAACCAATCGCCGGCATGGCCTTGACTTTGGCTTCTCCAGTGATCCCGCGGCGGCACCGTTTACGCATTACGATCGGGACCGTAAACGCATATACATCTATGATGAGTTTTACGAACGTGGACTTACTAATGATGTTCTCGCCGTGGCGCTCAAGAAGATCATCAATGAGGATTACATCAAGTGCGATTCATCTGAGCCGAAATCTATTGTCGAACTTAAACAATATAAACTCAATGCTGATGGCGCAAACAAAGGCAAGGACAGTGTAGTATTTGGCATTCAATGGTTGCAACAGCAAACGATCATCATAGATAAGAGCTGCGTAAACTCACGCAATGAATTCTCTCAGTACAAGTGGAAAGAAGACTCGTCCGGGAATGCGATCAGACAACCATTGGACAGGCACAATCACATCATAGACGGTCTACGTTACGCCTATGAAGACGACATGCTGGAACAGCACGTTGATTACTTACCAGGACTTTATAGGTAGAGGTGGTGAAGATGGTCGAAAATTATCTAATGACTGCAATTCAAGATACCGTACGCATGACCGAGCAGGATCGGCTGGAGAAGTTTCGCCGAAATTGGGAGATCTATTATGGCAAGGGGGCGAAGCCGTTGAAGGTAGTTCCCGGCGCTGCAGACGACAATCTACGGATGAACTTCAGCCGTATGTTTATCGACAAGGGTGTGGCGTTCTTGTTTGGCAAAGACGTGGGATTTGAAATTACCAAGGAAAAGACAACGCCTGCAGAGGCGTATTTAAGCGCCTTATGGCAAGCCAACAAGAAAATGAGTTTGCTTCAGAAGATGGCCACATCCGGCGGAGTGTGTGGCACAGTGTTTGTGAAGATCAAATGGCAGCCAGGCATGGAGCCGCGATTGATCCTATGGGATGCGGAGACCGTTTCGGTGACGCTTGCAGAGGATGATATTGACAAGGTTGTGGCATACAAACTGGCCTATCCAAGTATCGATCCGGCGACCAAAAAGGCAATAACGATCTGTCAATTGGTTGAACAAGATGGCGCGGGCTGGTTGATCACGGACCAACGCGGTAGAGTCGATGGCGGCCCAATGGAGACGGTTGGCACCCCGCAAAAGTGGCCATACGCATTCTCTCCTGTGGTGTATTGCCAAAACATGATCGCGCCGCATGAATTCTGGGGCATGAGTGATACTGAGGACGATTTAGTTGAGGCGATCGATAAGGAAAACTTTACTGTATCCAATATTCTCAAAATCTTACGTTACCATGCGCATCCGAAAACATGGGTGACTGGCGTGAGAAAAGAGGATGTCAGAGTCAATCCGGATAATATGATCCTTTTGCCTACAGACGCATCCATTGGAAACCTTGAGATGCAGAGCGATATGGAAAGTTCGATTCAGATGTACAAGGAGCTGAAACAGTTCGTGCACGAACTTGCGCGAGTGCCAGAAGTTGCCACGGGAAAATTGGATTCGATTGGTCAGCTTTCCGGTGTGGCGCTGGAGATTCTATACCAACCACTGCTTGAGAAGACCGAGGCGAAGCGCGTAACCTACGGTGAGATGATCGTAGAGTTGAATCGTCGATTGTTGGCGTTGGGCGGTTATGGTGAGAATAACCTTACTGAGCTTCGATGGCAGGAAATGTTACCCAAGGATCAGGTTCAAATGACCACGGCGGCCATTGCTAAGAAGACTCTGGGTGTGTCGGCTGATACTCTTATTCAAGAATTTGGTTATGATCCCGACATAGAGAGAGCAAAGAAGTTGAAAGAAATTGACCTTGGGCGCGCATTGTTGGGCGCTTTCGACCACAATGGAGATGATACTGAGTAATGCCTTACTCCACGCTTGACGATGTAATTGCATCGTTTCAACTTTCCATACTGAGAGAAGAGCGCAAGACAGCGTCCGCAATGGTGCGTGTGTATGCGGATGGTTGGAAACGTGTCAAGGCGAAGATGGCCACGTTGCAGGCTCAGTATGATAAGGCGGTTGCAAGTGGCGAAGCAGTTGATTCCAACTGGATATATCAGAACAGTCGTCTTATCGACATTCAAACATTGATCGGAAAGGAACTCCGGCGCTTTTCAACCTATGCGGGCAGTTCTATCTCATCCGCACAACGCAGGGCAATTGCGGAAAGTCTGACCTTCAGCCGTGATTCAATCATACTGAGACTTGGACCTGAATATGATGTCAGTGATTTTCTTCGTGTCACCTCGTTGCCCACAAAATCTATTGAGATCATGGTTGGGGTCAATCAGCCAGGGTCGCCACTGCAGACGCTATTCCAGGGAATCAATACGGATGGTGCGCGAGAGGCCAGTAATGCGCTAATCGAAGGCATGATGCTGGGTTATAACCCACGTAAGGTAGCGCCGATGATTCGGGATGCATTGGGCGTGCAATTGACCAGGGCGTTGACTGTCAGCCGTACTGAGATCATGCGCGCGCATAGAATTGCGGCGGAAGAAAACTATAAGGCCAACAGTGATATTGTGACTAAATGGCGATGGCAAGCTGAACTCTCGGGAGCGTGTGGTGTGTGTGTGGCGATGCATGGGACGGAGCATCCAATTGGAGAGAAGATGTCAAGCCATCCGAATTGTCGTTGTGTTGAAGTTCCGATTACGCTATCCTGGGAAGAACTCGGTGAGAAATTCGGCATTGACTTCACCGGTGTCGACAAGTCGGGTCCGACATTCGAAGAGCTTGCCAAGAAATACAACATGTCACCAGCACAGATAGCGCGATATCAGAACAGCAAAATCACAGGGGAATCGTATTTCAATCAATTGAACGAATCCGAACAACGTCGACTCCTTGGCCCTGCGAAGTGGCAAGCGTGGAAGGATGGAAAATTTACGTTTGACAAACTGGTCAAATCCACGTGGAATTCAACGTGGGGTGAAGGCAAAAGCATGAAGAATTTGATAGAGCTATTAGGCGATGAAGGTGCTCAGTATTATCTTGATCTGATACGAAACAAAGAAGAATCGCCATAATTTGCTTGACAAACGGGTATTTGTAGATTCTTTGTGCTATAATTGACCTTGTAAGACCAATTGAATAAGTGCAGGCTCATCCTGCTGCGATATCTTGTCAGTTTCGCCTGACCGTTCAGCCAAAAAGGGCTACCGGTTGGGCGTTTTTCGTTTAAGCCCAACAAACACACGCGACACCGGCGGCAACTGGTGGAGAAGGAAAATGAACATGACAGACCAAATAGAGAACACCAAACAACCTGAAAATGCTGGGAATCCTGGTGACAGCGCCAGTCAGGGCAATAAGGCGTACTCGCAAGAAGAACTGAACCGGATGTTTGCAGAGCGCAGCAGTCAAGCGGAGCGATCGTTGCTCAAGAAACTGGGCTTTGAAAAAGTAGAGGATGCTGAATCCATACTGAGAAAAGCCCGTGAGCGCGACGAATCCGAGAAGACCGAACTGCAGAAGGCTCAGGAAAAGGCGGCGCAGCTTGAAAAGGAACGCGAATCATGGGTGAGCAAGCAGAAGGAAACCGCGGCTCAGTATGATGTGGCGCTCAAAGCTGCCAAACTCGGGATCGTTGATCCGGATGCCGCATGGAAATTGTTGGACAAATCAGCGCTTGAATATGGCGCGGATGACAAGCCCAACAATACTGAGCCACTACTGCAGGCGCTGTTGAAAGACAAGCCCTACCTGGCTGGCGGTGGATCCAGCGCGGCAAACCCGGCGAAATCGGGCGGCACAATAGACCCAATTGTTACCGCTGCAAGAAAGGCAGCGGGCTTAGATAAGTGAAAGGAAACTAAAACATGGCAAACTCAATTGCTTTAGCATCAAAATTTATGCCCATTCTGGATGAGGTTTATAAAGATTCATCCCTCACCGCGTCGATGGACGCAAAGACCAAACCGATTGAATTCGGCGGGGCTGCGGCTGTCAATGTGTTCAAGATCAGCACCGTTGGTCTGGGCACTTACTCCCGCGCTACCGGTTATGCTGCTGGCGATGTGACCGGCACCTGGGAAACCCTGACGCTGTCTGCTTCGCGCGGACGCGCGTTCAGCATTGACCGCATGGACGACGAGGAAACTTTAGGTCAGGCTTTTGGCACTCTGGCAGGTGAATTTATTCGCACGCAGGTTGTGCCAGAAGTGGATGCTTACCGCTTCAGCAAGTACGCAAGCTGGTCCGGCATTACCGAAGTGGGTACGCCGGCGACGCTCTCCACCGCAGCTGCTGTTTTGGCTGCGTTTGATTTGGCTATGACTTCACTGGACGCGAACCAGGTGCCGTCTGAGGGGCGCAAGCTGTTTGTGGAAACTGGTATTTACAACCTGCTCAAAGCGAGCATCACGCGCTCATTGCAGAATGAGAACGGCGTGGATCGGCGCGTGTTTGAACTGGACGGCGTTGAGGTTATTCCTGTTCCGCTGACCCGTTTCTACAAAGGCATCACTTTGGACACTGGTAGTTCGTCCAGCTCGGGCGGCTACACCAAGACCAGCTCAACTGGCAGGGACATCAACTTCATGCTCATGCACCCAAGTTCTGTCTTGCAGGTCACTAAGTTGGCTGACCTGAAGGTGTTCACTCCTCAGGAGAACCAGACCGCTGACGCCTGGTTATTCCAGTATCGCTTGTATCACGACGCTTTCGTGTATGATAACAAAGTCGCAGGCATCTACAGCCATATCAAAGCTTCTTAACGGAGGCTGACATGGGATTGAAACAAGTTCAAATTCAAGGCTGGCTGAAGGACGTGAGTGACAACTTCGCGTCCCTCGGTCCTGTTGGAACGGATGTCGGACTGGGTAGCCTGCGGGTTGCCCGGTTCGAATTTGACGCGGGTATTGTCGCGAACAGACCCATTGCCGCATATAGCACAGGTGTGACTATACCGGCCAACGGGATTGTGGTAGGTGGGTTTATCGACGTAAACACTGCGTTCACTTCGGCAGGTGGCAATGCTGGAACTATCGCAATCAGTGTGGAAGGTGCTAATGACATCATCACCGCTGCTGCTGTTTCTGGCGCTCCTTATTCGACCATTGGCCGGAAGGCGATCGTGCCAAAAGCCAATACGCCGGAATCTACCAGCGTCAAGGCAAGCACTGCCAAAGCGATCACTTGTACAGTTGCTGTGCAAGCTCTAACTGCTGGCAAGTTGACTGGTTATTTGTATTACGTCGAAGGCATTGCCTCGGCATAGTTTTTAGCGGCTTGACGGAGTGGGTGGGTGCCTCCTTCACTTCCCCACTCCCGAGCCTAACGGAGCACACATGGCAGCACGAGCAACGATGACAAATCTGATCACGCTGGTACGCGGACTGATCAACGATCCGG